GAGACGGCGGGGACGGACATGGTCCACCTAGGGGTGTCACGGTAGGCGACGCTCGATTTGATGACAGGGTTCATGCGAGTGAGGTCGGCTGGGATGGCGGTGGTGCTGGAGAGCATGACCGGGCCGCCGATGGAAATTTGACGACCTCCGTAGAAGTCCGTCTCTTTCCCATCGGTAGGCGAGAGGGTGGCCGGCGTCCAAACGACGGTGAACATGATGGGCTTGGTGAAGGACGGCGGGCAAGGGGCGAGCGACAGCTCAACTGAGATGAGCTCGGCGTGTCGGTATGGGGCGCACAGAGTGGTCAGTACCGGGGAGGCTGAGAGGTCGCCTGTGTCGTGGTAGGCCGCGGCTCCGGTGAAGTCGGTGATTTTCCACTGGAACGGGAGGTCGATGTAGTGTGTCGGCGCGGTTTCAACCACACGAGGAGGAGCAGGAATAGCAGGCTGGCGATCAAGGCGGTCATCGCGAGCTGGAGCGGGCCCGACTTGCGTGGCATTTTCGGCCATGGAGTCGGGGGACGCGGAGGCGGGCGGAGGCTGGAGAGGCGCCACGGAGTAAGACGGGCCAAGGGAGGCTGAACCGAGGGGCAGAAGGCGAAAGGGCGCAGCAAGCGGGTTTGGCATGGAAGCTCCTCGGAGCGGCAAGTGGAGAGATTGGAACTGATGAAGCAATTCACCCTGAAGCTGAGAGACTTCAGGGTCTTCCGGGAGAGAGCGGGGGCGACGGGAGCTGTGGAGTAGCTGGCGACGGTGACTTGAGTTCATGAGGGCGTACACAGAGTGGGACGCCCACTTCAAGCCTTGGAAAGCCATGGACAGGAGAGACTCAGGGGCTTCACCAAGCCTCAACATGACCTTGGCCTGTGCAGGGGCGCGTCGGCAGAAGAAGTCAAAGCACGCGCTCTGGTAAGGGACAGTCTCGACGGGAAGGATGGTCCAGAAAGCGTCGCCAAGGGAATGGCCTACAGTGAATTCGGTGAGGTAGGCGATGAGCTTGTCGTCGATCGACTCGTCGTCCACGGCTATCATGAGCTTGGCAAAGAGGGCGGGTGGGGACCGCACAGCGCCTGTGAAGCCGACGTAGTAGCCGCAGAAGGTGGCGTAGCGACCGCGCTCTTTCTTGAAAGTGAGAGCGAGCATCGGCTCGACGGCGGCCCACTGGTCCCGAACGGGGGGCTCACTATCGAGAAGCGAGTCATCGCCGGAGACCATGAGAGGGGTGGAGCCAACGGCGTACTCAAGGTGCAGCACAGCAATATTGTAGTCGGTGTTGTCGTCGTATGTGCCAGGCTCACCGGTGAGGCGCATGCAGGTCAAGGGGCCGAACTGGGTGGAGACGTTGGTCTTCAAGTAGACGTGCAGATCTATGAGTTCCTGAGGGATCGACAGCCTGGACATCTTGAAACGTTCGAAAACGACGGCCTCGCCATGCTGAGACTGGTCGAAGGCAGTGTAGTCGTTGGCGAGCTTGATGGCGGGAGTCAGGTGCTGCTGGCACCACTCGGCCATCTCGAACGGGGTGTGACCGGCGTGGACGTATAGGTGAGAGGGACGATCGCGCTGGTCGAAAAAGCGCTGATACTTCTTCACGGGCCCGAGAAGGAGGACGACGGCATCGTGCATGAGGGCGAGGGTTTGGCAAGCCTTCCAGGAGCCGAAGAGAGAACCTTCGTTGACTTTGTGCTGGGTCTTGGCAAAGATGCGGACGGCAGACCAACGCCAATCAGGGTCGCTCCTGTTCGCGTTGGCCATGATAGTGGCCTGAGTTTTCGAGGAGAGCTGGGCGAACTCGTTGAGGTTGATGCACTCGGCGTAGAGGACTGGGTCGAACGGTTCGACATCGAGGGGAGAGCGACGATAGGCGCGGCACCAAGCCTCATATAGCAGGCCCCCCAGAATTTCGTCACGAGCCGAGATGGTGTAGGCGGAGTCATTGTGTCGGAACCTGAGCCTTTTGGCGATGGATGCAGGTAAGAGCGTGGGATCATGCTTGGAGTTGTGCACCGGCGCAAGAAGACTAGACGGCTGAGCGCTGAGTTCGAATGGCTTGTTAAGGTGGGGAAACTGATTTGAGAGCTCGCCACGGAAGCGAATCTCCTTGCTCTCGGCGTCCGTGGGGGGCAAGAATAGGGCGGCCAGCTGCTCGAAGCTTTCGCCAGGGTAAACTGGTTCTATGGCGCAGGCCGAGTGGTCGGGCTTGAGGGGATGGTCAGCCACTTGATGTCGCGCGGAAGGAACGTCAAAGTGAAGCGGGCGACGCGACTCAGGCAGGAAGTGAGTGCTGACTTGCGGGGCGTTGGATGAGCCGTCACCGAGGAAGGGGGCAGACAGGTCGGCGATGACGTCGCCCTGATAGTCCGGGCGCATGGGCGGGCTCTCTCTCGAGCGGAGAGGGGGGGCCGAGCCATAACCGGCACCGCGGAGGAGCACAGACCGAGAGGTGGGGGGTGACTCCACAAATGGGCATCGGGGCAGCAGCGCACTGAAGAGGGATCGAACGGAGATGGGGTGATTCATGAGGACCGCGGAAAACAGCAGATTGGATGATGAGGTGCCGTCAGCCACGGAGGGGTCGCCGGTGAAGACCAGGCCAGCTCGGGATCGGGTGATGGCGACGAGCGAATGCTGGTGAGAAAGCCGGCGGGCATGATTGTCGAGATGGATGTGGACGGGGCCATTGACGGTGGATCCCTGACTGCTGGCGATGGTGATAGCCTGATACCCACAATCGACGAGGCTCTTCGCTGAGGTCATGGCGGAGATGAGGATTTTGCCATTGAGCGGGAACTGGCTGGAATGCCTAGCGTAGCCGGAGACCTTCGAAGTGGAAGGGACTCCAAGGATGGTGGCGACATACTGTGGGATGCGGCGGCTCCAGAAGCAGTAGAAGTCGATGTAAGGCCGGAGGTAGACGTGTTCCGGAGAGAGCCGGGCGTTGGAAGAGCTGGGATGGGTCGAGTGATACTCGCCTTGGATGGGGTCGCCGAGGAGAATCACGAACTGGATCGAGGCGTCGGCGTGGATGGCGAGGTCAAGGTAGCCGCGCGGCATCTTGTAGACTTCATCTATGACGAGGGTGCGCGCGGACTTGAGCAACGAGGACTCCCAGGTGCCGAAACGCCACTTGTCTTGGTCGCGTGGCTCCATGAGGCTTTTCCATTCGTCTCGCAACTCGGTCGTGGGAACGGCTAGCTTGAATGTGCGGAAGGCGGGGGTCTTGAGGAGTTGAGCGACGGGCCAAGATTTTCCGCACCCAGCGAAGCCGGCAATGTGGATCAATCGCACAACGCGGGGCGCGGCGATGTCGAGACAAGAGTCCAGCATGAGAAAGCGTTCGCGGGCGCTCTTGGGGTCAAGTGGGTTCGCCTGGGCCATAACCCCATCGAAGCCGTTTTTCATGTTAGAGATGAGGTTCTTGGCTCGCTTAACGCTGGTACGATGAATGTGAACGTCGCGAAAGGGGAGAACGGTGCGGTCAGAGGCGACGAAACGCTTGCAGGACTCGGCGAGGTCAGCGCCAGGGATGGTGGAGGCGCCGACGAGAGCCGGAAGACTGTAGTCGTCGGCGACGAGCTCAAAATGCCCTGGCGTGTGTCGAATCGTGAAGCGAGAGGTGGCATCGGCAACGCCGAGCTCAACGTCAATGTGATCGCTCACGAAGCGGCAACGAAGAGAGAAAATGCGGGCGAGGACGGCGAAGTGATCGGTGGTGAGCCCGAGGCGGACGAGAGAGCCGTCGTCGAGGATGGAGTCTGGCAGATTGGCAGCCAGCGCGGCCCAAAGAGTGGCCGTTGGAAGGCTAGTGGCGTTGCGGACGGCGACCAAAAGGCAGGCGGCTCGCGCTGGGTACTGGATGGTGGAAGAGACGGAGTTCCGGGCGCGAGTGAGGAAAGAGCCGGTTGTTCCCAAGTAAAGGCCAGGCTGAAGATCCCTAAACTCCATGATGGGGCCGCTGGCCGTAGGGTCGACTTCAAGGCGAGCAAGTGCGCTCTCGGGTTCTCTGGGAGTGGGGATCTGGGCGAAGACGGTGCCTTGAGTGGACTCGCCGAGAGGAGAGAGCTCGGGATCCTGAGCCCAGGAAGAGCGGGGAGGAAGGTCGCCGAAGCGGAGGTCGGCGCCGAGCAGGGCCGCTTGCCGAACAGGGGTGGGAGCACGGGCCGATGGCTCAGAGGCTGGTGCGGAATCGGCTGCTGGCTGGGCCGGCTGAGGAACGCTGGCAGGGGCCTCTAAAACAGGCTCCGGTTCGGCTGAGGCGGGTGAAGGCGCTGCCGGCTCGGGACTGGGAGGGGCGGGAGCCGGCTCGGGCGCTGCAGGGGGCAGACCGGCCGAGGGTTTGGACGGCTCAGCCTGAGCGATGGGCGCAGAGGCAGGGCGCGGCGTGTCAGGGCTGAAATTCTCCGGCGCTGAGGTTGGAGTAGAAGCAGGAGCGGCGCCCGTGAGAAGGAAAGGCTCTCGAGCACAGGATCGAAGCCGACGAGGAAGATCAAGGGACCAGGAGTCGGGGTGGAAAGTGGCGTGATACTGGTCATGAAGGGCTTGGGGAGAGTCGGGGCCCAGGAACCAGCGGACCAGGAGGGCTGTCAGTGGAACAGCCGCGAGGGCGAGAGAGCCGAACACGACCCAGCGTGCGGGCTGGGCCTCAGGGAAGAGGCGGGAAAGAGTTGGCGAGGGAGAGCACCGGTGCGCCAGAGCTCTAAGGACTCGGCACTCAAAAGCGGATCCCGAGAAGATGGTGTAGGGCCTGCACGCTGGGTGAGTTTCCCAGAGAAAGCGGGCCTCAGGGCTCTGGAAGGGCAGGATCGGCCAAAATCGGCGGCCGATGAGGTCGCAACCGAACAGTCGCAAGCGGTCAGTGTGAAGGACAGTGAGGCGGCCGAGTTTGGAGGCAGCGAACCAGGCAGCGAGAGAGGCGGCGGGCGATGCCAAACACCAGAGGGCCCACGTGTGAGTCCTGAGCCAGTGCGCGACACGCGCGAGGGGCGATTGGAAGAGCGGGTGAGAGGTGTTCGGGCGGACTGCGGCGGTCTGCAAGGCAAAGTGCTGGAGATTGTCCCAGGCAGAGGACGTGACCCACGAATACTCCGGCTTGCTGACTTGGGTCCGGACGAAGCCAGCTGGATCGGTGACGCGGAGGGTTCTGACGGCGCGAACGTAATTGAACAGGGCGTCGTAAACCCGCCGGGGAACAAGACGGTGTCGCAGGTCTTGATGGAGGGAAGCGGGGGCTGGGAGGGCGACCGCGTCGGGGACTCGAAAGGACACCGAGTCCTCAGCCGAGAAGACGGGGGGTCGGCCTCTCTGGATGAGAAGCGAGTGCACGGGGCCGAAGGAGTCGAGCAAGGTGACTGTGAAGAACTCGTGGCCAGAGGTAAAACCTGTGGTTTGGAGCCACTCAAGTGCTCGGCGAGGCTGGGTGTAATTGGCGGCGGGGTTTCCTTCGGGCTCATACACGAGGTCATCGCCCTGGAAACGGAAGCGATAAAGCTCGGGATGGAGAGAGAGATGAGTGAAGGAAGACTCGGCCGGGACAACGAGGGAGGCGTACAACTTCTGGAGCTGGGGGCACTGGTGGAAGAGATCGGCGATTTGCCCGGGTGAGTAATACATGAGTGCGTCATGCATGAAGACGGTCTCGCAGTCGGGGAGGTCGGTGGAAGTGATGGGATACCGGGTTGTGTCCTTCGGGACAAGCCGGTAGTTGATGAGGTGAGAGAAGTTGGCTTGCCTGGTCTGAAGCTTAGCAAACTTCTCTGGCTTGATGAACATGACATCGGAGGGGCCTCTGGCGTAGTTGGGCCAGACGTCCATGAGGAGGTGAGTTTCGATGGTCTTGTGGACTGGGTGCGGATGCGCGGCATGGCCGAAACCGGAAATGTCAATGCCGCAGGTGTGCAGGAAGGGATGAAACTCCTTGGGAATGGACCAAGGGTATCGCTCGAGGGATCGTCGGAGAGGGGTGGCGAGCGATTCGACGATGGGAGCGGTGATGGTATCACGGTGAGTGGTCGGCGTGAGAGACTCTACTCCGCTAAGTAGATGGCCACCACGGAGAAACACGGACATCCTTAAAGGGGTGCGTGTCGTGAGCGTGAGAAGGTGATCAGTCTCCGGACGAAAAGGTGCGGAGTAAAACCTGCGGAGATCGGGCGCAGGAGTGGGC